CACTTGCAGCAGGTGCAAACACCATCTCAGCAGGTGCAGCAGTAACAATTACACCATTCGCAGCAGCATCTTAATCGGAGTCTAAATAGACAAATGGCACGTATTGCAGGTGGAGGAGCAACTCGTCGTAATAGACGGGCTGCTCTTCCTTCTGCTCAAGAATTATTAGGAGCGTTTTACGGTTTAGGCTCTAAACAAACCGCAGGAATTTCTAAGATAACAGGATCAGGCACCAGTATGTTTGCTGGTCTACCAACAGCAAGTTCTGTTGGTGAATTTAGTGAGTTTATATCTTTAACTAAAGCAAATGACACAATGCGTTATTACACTGGCACAAAAAAAGTTGCAAACTTAGCGGGAGAAGCATTAGCCCCAAATATTGATAGTGATGTTTATTATGTAGACAAAGATGGAAATTTTGTTGATAGGTCTATTTATCGTCAGTCTTACGATGTTGATGAAGATACAGGTGAATTGATTGTTCCTGGTGAACAAGGACCTCAATTTGGTGAGTCTGATGCCCCTGCTCCTATAACAGTTGTTCCAACTAGTACATCTGATCCAGCACGGCCACGTACCGTCGCCGCAGGCTATGACAATACCCGTGAAGTTATTACAGTTGTGTTTAGAGATGGAACCTTCTACAATTACTACGAATGTTCGGCAGGAGATTGGCAAAAGTTTAAGTCTGTAGTTTCTAAGGGCCAGTACATCTATACGTTTTTAGATTACAAACCTCGTGGCGCTGCGGATGTATCTAGTTTATCTGCAAATGCTAGAAAAACTTTCTACAAGTTTACTCGTGCTGCTCAATTAAACTATGGAGGACGTCCGCCTAAGAAAAGGAAATAATGCCCAAGGTACATAAAATTGGACCAAAACATTTCGTACAATTAACAAATTTTCCTTTTAAATGGGGTTTTAAGTTCTTTGTTCGTGGTTGGACTCAAGAGATTGAGTATCCATTTCGCACATCTACTCCCTTTATAGTACGCTTGCCACGATATAAAGCGTTAGTGTTTGGAAAGTGGACTGGTACAAAAAATGAAGAAGAAGCATTAACAATGGCACTAGGAAAGCGGGAAGTAACCTACGATGATTTTACGGAAGAAGCAGGATGGACACCAGCCCCAGACTCGGATAGAGAAGCGGGTGGCAACAATCCCTACTCCAGATTTGATTTCATGGATGGAGCAGTCGATGTATACGATTGGAAAACACATTACAATCTGGCAAAGACAACAGAGTGAAGCGGACCTTGATGAAATTCTTATGGGCGCCGAAGTCTTCCATGCAATTGCTAAAGAGTTAAAGCGTAGATCTAAGTCTGTGCTATGATTAACTGTCTTACTCTCTTACAGGTCAGGCGTTAACCCATCCTTAGTGATGGGTTTCGCTGTTTTATAAGGACACCATGGAATCTAAATACGACAAAGATAAGTTTGAAGAGATCAGTCCTGAGTTTTATCAGGCTGAAGAAAAACCTGTAGAAGATCCTGTAGAAGATTTACTTGATGAGTTATCGCAAAAATTTGTAGATACATTAATAGATAAGATGATGGACTTTTTAAAGGTTCTTGTCGGGCATGATTTGCATGCTTATCAGAAACCTCTAGCCCGTCGTATTATGGAATCAGTAATCATTAATGATGGTGAAGAGATAACTGCTCTTGCTTCACGTCAGTCTGGTAAATCTGAAACTGTTGCAGATACAGTAGCAACATTAATGATTCTCTTACCTCGTCTTGCAAAATTGTATCCAGATTTGTTAGGTAAATTTAAAGACGGTGTTTGGGTAGGTTTATTTGCACCAACTGAATCTCAGGCCGAAACATTGTTTGGTCGTGCTGTAACTCGTTTAACCTCTGAAAGAGCCGTAGATATTATGGGCGATGTTGAGATTGACGATTCTGCAGTTCGTGTTGGCGGTGTAACTAGACAACTAAAATTAAAGAAATCAGGTTCAACAATAACCATGATGACTGCAAACCCACGAGCAAAAATTGAGTCTAAGTCTTTTCATTTGATTGTTGTAGATGAGTGTCAAGAAGCAGATGACTTTGTAGTTTCTAAATCTATATCTCCTATGCTTGCATACTACGCAGGAACTATGGTTAAGACAGGAACTCCTACTACAAGTAAAAATAACTTTTATAGATCTATTCAATTAAATCGCAGACGTCAAACTACCAAAGGTAACAGGCAAAATCATTTCCAATGGGATTGGAAAGATGTAGCCAAATTTAATCCAAACTATGAAAAGTTTATTCGTAAAGAGATGTTGCGTATTGGAGAAGAGTCTGATGAGTTTCAAATGTCTTATAACTGTAAGTGGCTCTTAGAAAGAGGAATGTTTGTAACCTCTTCAATTATGGATGACTTAGGCGACACGTCTCAAGAACTTGTCAAGGTATGGCACAAGACCCCAGTTGTTGTTGGTATTGACCCTGCTCGTAAAACTGACAGTACAGTTGTTACTGTTGTTTGGGTTGATTGGGATCGTCCTGACGAGTTTGGTTATTTTGATCATCGAATTCTTAACTGGTTAGAAATGCAGGGAGATGATTGGGAAGAACAGTATTATCAAATAGTAAACTTCTTAAGTAACTATGATGTACTTGCTGTTGGTGTAGACGCTAACGGTGTGGGAGATGCTGTTGCCCAACGTTTAAAACTTTTATTACCAAGAGCAGAGGTTATGTCTTTAACTTCTAGCCCATCTGAACAATCAAAACGATGGAAACACCTACAAGCATTAATTCAACGTAAGATGATTGCGTGGCCTTCTCATGCAAAAACTAGGCGCCTACGTACATGGAAACGGTTTTATCAACAGATGGTTGATGCAGAGGTGCAGTATAAGGGTCCAAATTTTCTTGTAGCGGCCCCCGATGAATCCTACGCACATGACGATTTTGTGGATAGTTTAGGAATAGCATGTTCTTTAACACAAGATTTAGTAATGCCAGAGGTTGTTGCTTCTAGTAATCCTTTTTTCTAGTTAAACAACACAAAAGGTAAAAAAGGGTGGAAACTATTACCAAGGAAAAGGCCTTTCCCAATTCAATCCTTAAGGAGTCATAAATGACAATATCACCAGCACCTCGCTTCCCAGAGCGTGCACCACAGGTTTATGAGCGCAAGGGTGCAGATAATGCAACTCGCCGTGGACCACTACGTTTTGAAGAGGGTGTCGCAACTGATACCGATATTCCAAACGATTTTCAATTAGGAATGCAACAAGGTTCAGCCGTTGCTGCAGGACGTCCAAACCGTAATGCACCAGTATGGCAAAAGCCTGCTGCAGAAACACTTGCAGAACGTGCTCACGTAGGGTCTGCATCATGGACAGAAGCACCAACATTTCTTGGTGAGTTTGCTCATGGAACAATGAACGATTATTCAGCAGCACAAATTGAAACAGTTGCTCGCTCAGGTGGACGGACCCAACGTCAGTCCCCAACAGTCGTAAACGACTAAGTAACTTATTAACACCTAACTCCGTTCATGCTATAGGGTATGAGCGGAGATTGGTCATCTACGGAGGAGACGTAAATGCGTAAACCTGCTAACCCAAAACTATATGCAATGTTTGTTGCACAAGCACGGGCTAAGTATTCTTCTTATCCAAATCCAGGTGCAAGTGCTTGGGTTAGTAAGAAGTATCAACAAGCAGGTGGACAGTATGTTGAAACTACTGAAGCAAGCCGTCGTGCAAATATGGCAAAGAAGAAACAAGAAAACGCAGATAGTAAAGAACGTGAAAGTAAAAAAGATACAAAGAATTCTAAAAAAGAAAAGAATAAAGGCAAGAAGTAATGTCATTCTTGGACTTTAGTCCGCCGTCATATAGAGCGGCATCATCTGATTTAACTATTTCTATTTCCCCACTTGGATTAGTAGAACTTGCTGACGAAGAATTTGAAGTCCACGGTCCTCGCCTAAACCGTTATTCATTAAATTGGGCAATGTATTTAGGACATCATTGGGGGTATCGTCGTGAGCAAGGCGAAATGCAAATTGCTGTTAATTACTACAGGGCGTTTAATGATTATCTTTCCCGTTTTACTTTTGGTCGTGGGGTTCACTATAGGTCTCCTAAAGCGACTGAAGCGATTGTCCCTGACAGGTTGGAAAGAGTCTGGACGGTAGATAATGACAAGATGCGTGTCCTACTTGAAATGGGACAGCAAGGCGGAATTACAGGAGATTGTTTTGTTAAAGTAGCATACGAAGAACCTTGGACAGACTCTGCAGGATTATTACATCCTGGTCGTGTTCGTATTCTTCCTATGAATTCCTCTTTCTGTTTTCCAGAATTTCATCCACATGATAGAAATAGACTTTTAAGATTTAAACAAAAATATCGTTTCTGGGGTACATCTCTAGAAGGTACTCGTCAAGTATTTACTTATACTGAAATTCTTACTGATGACATTATTGAAGAGTACGTAAATGATGAACTAATTGATTCACGTCCAAATCCTTTGGGCGTAATTCCTGTAGTTCATATTCCTAATGTTCCTGTTTCAGGATCACCGTGGGGTCTCTCGGACGCACACGACATCATCACTATAAACCGTGCATACAACGAAATTAGCACTGATGTTGCAGACATCATTAACTACCACGCATCACCAGTAACGGTAATCGTGGGTGCTAAAGCCTCTAACTTAGAAAAAGGCGCTAAGAAGGTTTGGGGCGGTCTTCCAAAAGATGCTCAAGTCTTCAACTTAGAAGGTGGTGCACAAGGTATAGACGGAGCCTTAAAGTACCTAGAACTCTTAAAGCGCTCAATGCATGAACTTATGAACATTCCAGAAACCGCACTGGGACAAGTTCAACCAATTTCAAATACTTCTGGCGTTGCTCTTTCTATTCAATACCAACCATTGATGAATCGTTACTCACAAAAAGTTGCACAATATGGTAAAGGTTTAGAAAAGATAAACGAATTAGTAATGAAGACTCTTGCAGTTAAAGAACCACAGGCATTTATTTATAATCCAGATGAAGATGGACCAATCAAAGAAGGTCAGTATCCACAACTAGATCCTAACGATCCCGTTACTTACATTAACTATGCACAGTTTCCACAACCTCTACCTCTTGATAAATTAATTGTTCTTAATGAACTTCAAACTAAATTAGGTATGGGACTTGAGTCTAAAGAGGGTGCATTACGTCAACTTGGTGAAGAGTTCCCTGAAGAGAAGTTGCAAGAAATTCGTAAAGAACTCATGGCTGATGCTGAGGCTGATGGTGCTCTACAACTTATAAAAATTCAAATTCAAAAACAGATTATGGACATGACTGGCATGATGCCAGGACCCGATGGAAATAGCGCTATTCCGATGCAACCTACCGTTATAGGTGATGGAGACATGATGGGTGACGGAATGCAGGGCCCTCAAGACGCTGATAATCCTTTAAATCCAGCCAGTCAAGAAACAAAGGGCATGGAAGTTGAAGCAGAGGCTGAGATAAGAAACAAACTTGTCACTGACGCTTATGGAACAAAAATTCCACAAAGAAGAACAGTAGACAGAGATTAATTAAAATTCTGATGTAAAATCAGATTTTACCGAGACATATGCATTTTAATAGAATGCAATTATCTCGTTAAAAACCAGTGATACGCCGAAAGGCATTCGGACAACGACCCAAGAAAGATAAGTGATAACTATGGAAAATACAGTAGAAACCGCTGATCTATTGTCACCAGAAATTCTGGCAGCAATACCAGCACAAGAAAATCCAAGTGAGGTAGGTTCTGTGTATAGCGCAGATGACATTGCTAAGGCTCGTGAACAAGAGAAAGCAAAGTTATATCCTCAAATGGAAAAGATGAAAGAAGAACTGTCATCTTTAAAGAAGGCTCGTGAAGAACAAGCCGCTAAAGAAGCAGAACGTGAACAACGTAATGCTGAAGAGTTAGTTCGCAAAGAAGCACAAAAGAAAGAAGAAGAGGAATCTGAACTTTCTTTTAAAGACCTCCTAAAAAAGAAGGAGCAAGAATTTCAGTCTCAATTAGAGGCTGAGCGTCTTGAAAGAGAACGTGCCTTTGCT